AGTTGCTGATGTAATTTTTGCTGGCAGGTCAAGACTGCAAGGCATTAATGTTGTTTGTTCTGCTACGGCTGGTAATTTAGATTTTTTAAACACTTCTACTTCAGGTAGCAGTTTATTCAAATTAGGATGCGTGGCTTCTGCTACTGTAACTAGAGACATTACTATTCCTGATAATGGATTGTTATTTAAAGACGGAGTGTTTATTAATTACACTACAGCAACCTTTACATCTTTGACTGCATTTCATGCTTAAAGATGGCAGATTGGCAAGGCAAAACAGTAACCCTTAACAAACCTAGACCTATTCCTAAAGGCAATGGGGGTTTTGGTAAAAAACGTAAAGAAGTTTACGTTAAATGTCCTAGTAGCGATGGCGGAAAAGTTAAGAGAATAACTTTTGGCGATAAAAAAATGGGTATGCACAAAGGTACTGCTTCTAGAAAAAAAAGTTATTGTGCCAGGAGCGGTGGTATAAAAAGTGACAGAAACAGTGCCAACTATTGGGCGCGTAAAGACTGGGATTGTTAAATGGCTAAAGCAAAAAGTGGCGGTAAAATTTGTCCATCAGGGAAAGCCTGGGCTAAAAGAACCTTTGATACATATCCTTCTGCATATGCAAATATGGCAGCATCTAAGTATTGTAAGGATCCAAACTACGCAAAGAAGTCTAAAGCAAAGAAAATGAAAAGAGGTGGCCTTGTTAAGATTAAAGGACAAGGCATCGTAATGAGAGAAAGACTTAGATAATGGGACAGCTTAAACAATGGCGTGAACAAAATTGGGTCAGGATAGGTACAGATGGAAATATAAAAGGACCATGTGGTACAAGCAAAGATAAAAAAAATCCTGATCGTTGTTTGCCTAAAGCAAAAGCACAAAGTCTATCTAAAAAAGAACGTTCAACTACAGCAAAAAAAAAGAAAGCAGCCGGGAGAAAAGGTAAGACTGTAGTTGCTAATACCTCAAAAGCTAAAGTTAAATTAAAGAACGGTGGAGAGGTAAGAAGAATCGCAAGAGGTTGTGGTAAGGTAATGAATAACAGAAGAAAGAAAACTAAATATTCTTAGGAGTAAAAATGTATAAGAAAACAAAAGGCTACAGCAGTGGCGGTAAAATGAAATCCAAAGGCATGAAAATGGGTGGCATGATGAAGTCTAAAGGCATGAAAAAGGGTGGAGTGGCTATGAAATCCAAAGGCATGAAAAAAGGCGGAGCTGCTATGAAGTCTAAAGGAATGAAAAAAGGCGGAATGATGAAGTCTAAAGGCATGAGATTAGGCGGTTTAATGAGAGGTGCAGCTAAGTATGCTTATAAAGCTAAAACTGCCCCCTTACAAATTGCATCTAAAGTCGCAGGTAAAGTAGCGAAAGGATCAAAAGCAGCAAAAACTTTAAATAGAATGGCTAATCCTAAAATTTTAGAAAATAGAAAAAGAAGGTAGTGGCTTATTTGCAAAGTAATATCCCACATTTTAAATGCTGGGTTAGGAGAGAGTACACGCATAACCACGAAAAATACCACGGTGAGTTCTTACACGCTATGGTAGTAGCTGTAACTACAATGCCTTGTAGGTGTTTAAGTTTCCAGGTTATCTTTACAGGCATAGAAGCTGAAGGTGAAGAAGAGGATAATGCTCATGGTGGAGCTATGTGGGCTAGAATGCCTATAACTGCTTTAGTAGCAGACACACCTTTTTCTGAATGGCCAGAACCTATGGCAGTACATGATGCACAACCTTGGGATTGTTCATCACACCATCATGCAGTTTACGTTATAGACAGAGCTACTCCTTGTCCCTGGATGGCAAAGATAGATGGTAAATTCTATCCGGCTAAATACATGTTTACAGTAGATTACTCAGAAAATGAAATAGCCGATGATCCAGCTCAACACAAACAAAGTCATGTATTAGAATTGTTAGATGCAGGTGAATGGACAGGAAACATAGTGGCGTTACCTAATAACAGAGTTAGGGTTACACACCCGGCTTGGTTTGAAACAGGAACAGGAGCACCAGACTTTAAACCGTCTGCCCATATACACTATTCTAAATCTGATTTAGACTATACATTGGATGTAAACAAGATTTTTGATAATCTATATGCGGAGGACGAATAATGGCTGAATTATCAATTGCACAAAAAAGAAAACTCGTTAAAGAGTTAAAAGGAGCTTCAAGGCTTCATCTAAAACAAGCAAAACAAATAGAAAGATCTCTTAAAAAGAAAAAATAATGGCAACATCAAACAGTACAGATTTTGAACCAAATGTAGCTGAGTTTGTGGAAGAAGCATTTGAAAGATGTGGTCTTGAACTTAGAACTGGTTACGATCTAAAGACAGCCAAACGTTCTATTAATTTAATGTTAGCAGAATGGGCTAACCGGGGATTAAACCAATGGACTGTAGATCAAGCAACTCAGACTGTTACTGAAGGACAAACAGATTACACGTTAACTTCTAATGTTATTGACATACTAGATTGCTCTGTAAGAAGAAACACTAATAACAGTGACTTAGATTTACAAATGTCTAGAATTAGTAGAAGTGAGTATTTAAACATACCAACTAAATCAACTAAATCTAGGCCGTCTCAGTTTTTCTTTAATAAATTAGTTACACCTGTTTTAAAAATATGGCCAGCTCCAGAGAACAGCACAGACATATTGGTCTTTAACAAACTTGTAAGAATGGACGATGCTGATAAGGCAACCAATACTGTAGATATGCCTTTTAGATTTTATCCTTGTTTTGCAGCAGGACTTGCATATTACATAGCAATTAAAAAAGCTCCAGAGAGAGTGGTAATGTTAAAACAAATGTATGAAGAAGAATTTGAAAGAGCATTAAGTCAAGATGAAGATAGATCTTCTTTCAGAATTGCTCCATATAGAACAGGTCTGTAATTATGGCGTATGCACTTGGTAAATATGCAAAAGCCATTTGCGATAGATGTGGCTTTGAATATAAGTTTTCTGCATTAAAAGAAGAATGGAATGGTTTAAAGACATGTCCTGAATGTTTTGAAACTAAACATCCTCAACTAGAACCATTACCTCATGTAATGGACCCAGAGGCTTTATACAAACCTAGACCAAGCGAAGACTTTGGTATTGGTGAGGGTTTTGTTGTTGTAATCTATAGTAATATTAAAAAAGGTAACTCTATGGATCCAAACATTATTGGGTCTAATTTTACAGTAGACAAAATGACAGGCTCAATTGGAGAGGTTACAATTACATTATGACGTTAACTGAATTAAAAACACTTATACAAAATTATGTTGAAAATGATGAAACAACTTTTGTTTCTACATTAGATGACATGATTAAAAATACTGAAGACAGAATTTTTGAATTGATTCAGTTTGATCTATTTAGAAAAAATGTAACCGGTAATTTAACTACTGGGAACACTTACCTTACAACGCCATCAGATTTTAAACTTAGTTTTTCTTTAGCAATTATTGATGGCAACAATGACTATCATTACCTAGAAAAGAAACACACAAGTTTTATGCGTGAATATTCCAATGATGCAGTAGCTACTTCAGAAAGAGGAAGGCCATTGTATTATGCAGATTTTGATAAAGATCTTTCTACTGCAAGCAATAACGGATCTACTCTAATAGTTTCACCGGTTCCAGATCAAGATTACAACGTTGAAATACATTATTTATATAACCCGGTTAGTTTAACTTCACAAACAACAGGAACTTGGATTTCTCAAAATGCTCGTAACGCACTACTTTATGGATCGTTAATAGAAGCTTATACCTTTATGAAAGGTGAACCTGAAATACAAGTATTGTATGAAACAAGATTTGGTCAAGAAATTCAAAGATTAAAAAATATGGCTGAAGCCAGAGGAAGAAAAGACGAATACAGATACGATTCACTTAGAACTAACGTTACATAGAAGGAGAGAGATATGGAGAGAATTAAAAGCCTAAAAGGTAAAAGCGTGGCTATTGTAGGTCTGGGCAAAAGCTGGCACGATTATAATTTAGCTAAATCA